ATCTTCATTTTTAGATAGAGCAAGATCTGCATCAGAAATAACTATACCTTCTTTACTAGTAAATGAAGGACATTCTCCCTCAACAATTTTATATACTCCCTATCAATCTATAGGAGCAGAAGGAGTAAATAACTTATCTAGTAAACTATTACTTTCACTTCTTCCACCTAACTCACCCTTTTTTAGGTTAGTAATAGATGATGCGGAATTAGAGGAATTAGTTTCAGATAAAAGAGGAGAAGTAGAAGAAACATTAGCTAAAATTGAACGAATGGTTCAGCAGGAAATAGAAGTTCGTGCATTACGTGTTCCTATTTCTGAAGCATTAAAACAATTAATTGTAGCAGGAAATGTTTTAGTTTATCTACCAGAAAATGAGCATATGAGAGTTTTCAAGTTAGATAAATATGTAGTTAAAAGAGATTCAATGGGTAATGTGTTGAAGATCATAGTTAAAGAAACTATGTCTCCATTATCCTTACCTGATAAAGCTAAACACCTAGTTTCTGAAACAGACGAAGATGAAATTCCAAAGACTAGTATTGATCTTTTTACCTGTGTTAAATGGACAGGAAAAAATTGGAAAATACATCAAGAAATAGAAGGAAAAATAGTTCCCGGTAGTGAAGGATCATTCCCAAAAAATAAAAATCCATTTATAGCTTTACGATTTACACATATAGATGGTGAAGATTATGGTAGAGGATTTGTAGAAGAATATATAGGTGATCTTAAATCATTAGAAACTTTAACTAAAGCTATTGTAGAAGGGTCTGCGGCAGCTTCTAAAGTCCTATTCTTGGTTAGGCCTAATGGTACTACAAGAATGAAAACATTAGCAGACTCTCCTAATGGAGCAATAGTTATGGGTGATGCTAATGATGTTTCAACATTACAATTACAAAAATCAGCAGATTTTAGAGTTGCACAAGAAACAATTAGAACTTTAAGTGAAAGATTATCAAGAGTATTTTTAATGAATTCTTCAGTCCGTAGACAGGCTGAGAGAGTGACAGCAGAAGAGATTAGAATAGCCTATCAAGAATTAGAAATAGCTTTAGGAGGAGTTTATTCTATTTTATCTCAAGAATTTCAACTTCCTTTAGTTCAACTTATAATGAATAAAATGAAAAAGGAAAAGAAATTACCACCATTTCCTGATGATTCATTAAAACCTATGGTAATTACTGGAGTAGAAGCATTAGGCAGAGGTCAAGATTTAAATGAACTAGCAGGATTCCTTCAACACCTTTCACCTCTTGGGCCAGAAACAGTAATGAGAGAATTAAATGTTAATGAATATATTAATCGTTTAGCCGCCTCACTAGGTATAGAATCTAAAGGTTTAATAAAATCTGAAGAACAAAAACAACAAGAGGCTCAAGCCCAACAAGAACAAATGCAACAAATGCAAGAACAGCAAATGATGCAGAGTATGGGAGATAAAGTTATTCCCGAAGTAGTTAAAAATGAATTACAAAATCAACAACAATAAAAAGGAAGGAAAGATATGGCAGATACAAAGGTAATTGAAACTCACGAAGATGCTCCTCCTGAAAGTCAAGAGCATGTACAGGAGATGATTGATAAGGCAGAACGTGTTCAAAGTGTACCTAGAGATGATGGTAAACCCACATGGCTACCTGACAAATTTGAAAATCCAGAAGATTTAGCTGAAGCGTATGCTCAACTAGAACAAAAATTATCAGGAAAAGAACAAACTGAAACAGAAGTTGAACAATCTCCTTCTCCTCAATTAGCAGACACAGATAATGTAGAACAAGCCCTTAAACAACAAGGATTAGATTTTAGAAAATATGCACAAGAATACTCAGAAGAGGGTCTTCTTAGTGAAGAATCTTATGCTGAATTATCTGAAGGTGGAATGACTAGAGATGTTGTAGATACATGGATAGCAGGACAACAATCTATAGCAGATCAAATAAAAACAAAGGCATTTGATTCAGTAGGTGGAGAAGAAAAGTATAATTCTCTTATAGAATGGGCAAAAGATTCATTATCAGAAAATGAAATAGATGCCTTTAATAGAGCTATTGAAAATCCAAATACAGACGATGTTATTTTTGCAATTACGTCTTTAAATGCAAGAAAAAATTTAGCAGTTGGTGAGACTCCAACTCTTTTACAGGGTGATACAGGTACTAAAAACGAAGGGAATTCTTTCAAATCCGTAGTTCAATTAACTAAGGCTATGCAAGATCCAAGGTATCAAAAAGACCCTGCTTACAGGGATGAAGTGACATCTAAATTATCACAATCATCCATTATGTAACACTCCTTAATACTACAGACATAGTAAATAAAGCCCATTGAGGTGGATAACTTTGATTGAACAGTTGTGGTTATAAACGGAGACTTTTATAACTAAATGCTGGAATTAAATCTAGCTTAATTTTAATCAAAAAGGAATAATATGGCACTTCAAGGAGCTTCAAACGCTTTAAATGCTGCTGCTCAACGTAGCGGTCAAAGCCATGCAGATGGTGACGTACGGAATTTATATTTAAAACTGTATGCCGGAGAAGTCATGACAGCGTTTCAAACAAGAAACATCATGATGAACCATTGCCGAGTCCGTTCAATTAAGAATGGTAAATCTGCACAATTTATTATAACAGGGAAATACCGAAATGCAGAATATCATACACCGGGTAATGAGATCATGCCGGATGTGGTATCGAAAAATCTAGAAAGGGTAGTCTCTGTTGATGATCTTTTAATAGCTGCTCAATTCATCCCTAATATTGATGAGGCAATGCAACATTTTGACATTCGTTCAGTCTACACACAGGAATCAGGTTATGCTCTTGCAAAAGCTGCTGACCAGAATATTCTTCGTATGGCTGTAAAAGCGGCACTATCAACTAATCAGCAACGAGCAAGTAAACTGATTCAAGATTACGATCCTCTTGCTTCTACTAAACTTACAGATGAAGATTTCACAGAAAATGTAGCTTTTGCGGCTAATTTCGCTAATTCAAAGAAAGCTGCCTATTTCATGGAAGGCTTAATTGAAGCCAAGCGTGTCTTAGAAAGTGCAGGAGCACCTCTTGAAGATCTTGTTTGTGTAATGGCTACCGATCAATATTACTCATTGTTTAAAACAGTATCAAATAGTGAAGCTATCACAGCTTTAACAATGTTTAATAAAGATGTAGGTGGAGGTGGATCAATTAAAGATGTTGATCTTCCAATGATTGCAGGTATACCTGTAGTTAGAACTCCTCATCTTGGATCTTTAGGTGCTTCAGCATGGACAGGTTCATTGTGGAATACCGCTAACCCTGCTGTTTCAACTGGTCAAGCACCACTCGCAAATACCGCAGGATCAGGTAGAGCCTCTGTTTACAATCTTCCAGCATCTTATTCTGGTGTTGTAAATGATGGTAGTGATAATGGCCCTGTTGCAGGTCGAGATGGTACTGGTGCTGTAAACTTAGAGGACGAATCTTTAACAGTTCGTGCTATAGTAATGCACAAGGATGCAGTCGCTACTGTAAAATTAATGGATCTTTCCGTTGAGTCTGAGTATCAGATTGAGCGTCAAGGTACTTTGATTGTTTCTAGGTATGCGATGGGTCATAACGTACTACGACCAGCAATGGCTGTAGCACTTACGGCTCCGGCATCTTAATCTAATTAAGGGCAACAGGAGGTTCTCTTCCAACGGAGTGAACCTTCCTCTCTCCATTACCTCCTGCTCTGCCCTTTCACTTCTCTTTTTAATTAATCATGGCAACATTAACAACTACATCTAAACTAGATGCTGTCAATTCTATTCTTATTGGTATAGGTGAAGCACCTGTTAATACATTAGGTTCTGGATTACAAGAAGCAGAAATTGCTGAAGTAATATTAGACAATGTTAGTAGAGAAGTTCAAAGTAGAGGATGGACATTTAATACTGATATAAGAAAAACACTACCTAAAAATAGTGACGGATATATTAATCTTCCTTCTAATTACCTAAAAGTAGATACAACAACCTTACTTAGAGATTATGATACTGATGTAGTAGAAAGAAATAGAAGATTATATGATAGAATAACTAATTCATTTGTGTTTACTGATGATATTGTTACTGATGTAGTAGTTTTATTAGATTTTGATGGACTACCAGAAGTAGCACGAAGGTACATAACTCTAAGAGCTTCCCGAAAATTCCAAGAAAATTTACTAGGATCACAAACATTATCACAACTTCAAGCAGACGAAGAACAAAGTTCATTTATTGCTTTACTACAATCTGAAGGTGAAATAGGAGATTATAATATATTTGATCATTATGATACATACAGACATGTAGATAGAAATATATCTACATCTACATCTACATTAATCTAAGTTATACATGGCATTAGTAACAAAATCTATTCCTAATCTTATTAATGGAGTATCTCAACAACCTCCCGAAATAAGATTACCTACACAAGGAGAAAGCCAAGAAAATGGTTTAGCTACTGTTGCTAAAGGATTAGAAAAAAGACCCGGAACTACTGTCGTATCAAAAATACTTGACTCAGTAAGTGGTTCGTTTCATATACATTCAATACGAAGAGATGAAGATGAGTCTTATACAATATTACTTGGGGGAACTAGTGGTTCTTCAAATGATAAGTTTCTCCGAATATTCGATAAAGATGGGTATGAAATGCCTGTCCAAAAAAATAATTATGCAAGTACACCAGTATTTACTACATTAGATAATGCCGGACTAAGTTATTTTTCTGATGTAACAGATTTTTCTACAGATATAAAAGCTACAACTATTACTGATACAACTTTTTATGTATCTAATAAGAAAACTATAGCAAAAGCTAGTCATAATGACCATGTATCTGGTCAAGATACTACTTCTTATATTTCACCTAGAGGATCTGACGGTCTTGCTAGTTCTTCTTACGAAGCTCTAGTATATGTTAAAAAAGGAGGGCATAAT